AGAGGGTAAACCTCATAAACAAGCTATCGCTATAGCACTTTCTACTGCAGGATATAAACAGTCTAATTTAAAAGAAGGACCTAAAAAAGATAGACTTGTTAAATTACTTATGAAAGCTAGACGAGATGTTGGACAAGCTTTGAAAGAAAAGAATAAGACAAAAGAACGTCTAGCTAGAAATAGAGTACAAAAATATAAAGTAGCTTTAGGAGAACGAAGTGGAAATAAAAAAAGCAAAATCAACAATAAAAAAAGTAGCAGGAAAGCTTAAAAAAGCTAGTCAAGCTCATGCAGGTCAAGCAAAAGCTTTATCGGAACTAGAGTTACGAAAAGGTGGTTCTGCTAAAAAGAAAACTAGAAAAAGAACTGCAAAGAAAAAAAGTAAAAGCACAGTAAACAAAGCAGGTAACTATACAAAACCTGAAATGAGAAAAAGAATATTTAACAGAATAAAGGCAGGAGGCAAAGGTGGTGCTCCGGGTCAATGGTCTGCAAGAAAAGCTCAAATGTTAGCAGCAGCTTATAAAAAAGCAGGTGGTGGTTATCGCAACTAAAAAGAAAAGAGACCCTAAAGTTGGAACTGGAAAGAAACCAAAAGGTTCTGATAGACGCTTATACACGGATGAGAATCCTAAGGATACGGTTAGTATCAAGTTTGCAACTCCAACAGATGCCAGAGCCACGGTTGCGAAGGTTAAAAAAATCAATAAACCATATGCGAGAAAGATACAAATACTTACAGTCGGTGAGCAAAGAGCTAAAGTTATGAAAAAAACTGAAGTAGTAAGTATATTTAAAAAAGCAAAAGAAAGTTTAAAAAGAGCAAATGAACGAAAAAAGAAAAAGGTGTGATACTTGTGAATGTTATGACTGCGATTGTGAAGATTGTAATTGTGACTGTCATAACGATGATGAAGATGTACAAGGTGTCCCAGTTTAAGTGATAGAGTTTCTTCTGATATTCATGATTGATAATCAAATTGTGAATCAGAGTCAAAGATTTAAGGATATCAATAGATGTCTTTATTTTGCAGAAAAACTGCATGACCAGCCAAGCATACCAACAGAGGATGGAAATAAACGTATAACTGCATATTGTAAACCTGTAAGGAAGTAGAATGTTAGCAGAATTAGCAGCGGCAAATGCTGCCTTCGGTGTAATTAAAAGTTTTATAAGCAACGGAAAAGATTTAGCAAGTTGTGGAAAACAGATTTCTGATTTTGTTTTTGCGAAAGAACAAATAGAAAAGAAAGCTAAAAAACAAAAAGCCAAAGGGGTACGGACAAATGATTTAGAAGAGTTCATGGCTTTAGAAAAAATAAAGCAACAAGAAGAAGAACTCAAACAAATTATGATATATGTAGGCAGACCGGGATTATGGCAAGATTGGCAAAAGTTTCAAGCAGAGGCTAGAAAGTCAAGACGATATGCAGAGAAAATGGCTCAGAGAAGAAGAGAAGAACTTATTGAAATGATGGGTTATAGTATAGCTTTCATAGCTTTACTAGCATTTGGTGGAATGATATTATACTTTGTAGGTAAATGGACGGGTAAATTATAATGGCATTAAAAAAGTCTCAGAGGTCTTTAGTTGCGTGGACAAAGCAAAAATGGAGAACCAAGTCAGGTAAACCTAGTACACAAGGGTCAAAGGCAACTGGCGAACGTTATTTACCTTCGGCAGCGATTAAGGCTCTTTCTCCCAGTGAATACGCCGCCTCTACGGCTGCTAAACGAAAAGCGAAGAGAGCAGGTAAACAATTTTCTAAACAACCCAAAAAGATTGCAAAAAAAGCATCAAGATTTCGTAAATTCAGTTAAAGTAAAAGAAAAGCTAAGAGCAGAAAGATTAAAGGAAAAGATAGAAAATGATACAAGCACTAATAGGACCAATCGCAAATCTCGCAGGAACATGGTTTCAAAACAAACTAGAAAAAACAAAAGCAGAGGGTAAAGCAAAAGTAGCAGAAGCAAAAGCTAGAGCAACTGTTGCAGAAAAAGTAGCTTCGGGCAAGATAGAGTGGGAAGGCAAAATGGCTGATGCCACAAACGATTCTTGGAAAGATGAATTTGCTTTAGTTGTTCTACTAGCTCCTGCTATATTAGTCTTCATTCCGGGAATGAGAGAGTATGTACAAAGTGGCTTTGAAGTGTTGGCAACACTACCTGATTGGTATCAATACCTACTATATATAGCTATATCTGCATCATTTGGTATCAAAGGTGTAGGTCAAGCAGCTAAGATGTTGAAGAAGAAATGACACTAAAAGCCTTGACATTTTTAAAGATTTCTGCTATAATTAGTAAAATAGGAAACTATTTTTGGCATTTGCACGTTAAAGAAATACGTAAACAGCAATACAAACAAGGACTCCGACCATGAACATCAACACATTAAGAGAAGAAATAGAAGCTGATGAAGGATGTGTATATAAAATATATCGTTGTAGTGAAGGTTATCCTACCGCAGGTGTAGGACATTTATTAACTGAGTGGGATGAAGAGTATTACGACAAGCCTATCGGAACACCTGTTTCTGAAGAAAAAGTTCAAGAGTGGTTCGTAAATGATGTTCAAACTGCTATTAATGATTGCAATGATATATTCAATAGTTTTGAAAAGTTACCTGAAGATATACAACACGTATTAATAAATATGGCATTTCAACTTGGAGGTCCTCGTTTACGCAAATTTAAAATGATGATTGCTGCAGTAGAGATGGAAGACTATCGTGAAATGGCACTTCAAATGGAAGACAGCAGATGGTTTAAGCAAACAACAAACAGAGCACAACGTTTAATTGATAGAGTTGTAAAACAAGGTATACCTATATGAGCACAAAGAAAAGAGAGTTATCAGAAAGACAAAAGAAGTTTCTAGAAGTTTTGTTTGACAAAGCTAACGGAGATCCTGTACAAGCAAAACTACTTGCAGGATACTCAGAGCATTCTGGAACTTCTGCTATTGTTGCATCTATGAAAGATGAGATAATGGAAGAGACACAACTTTATATGAGTCGTAATGCACCCAAGGCAGCATTTGCGATGGTAAGTGGTATTGATGATCCTACACAGTTAGGCATAAGAGACAGACTTGGTGCAGCAAAAGAATTACTTGACAGAGTTGGTTTAATTAAAACTGAGAAAGTACAAGTAGAAGCATCAGGTGGCGTAATGATATTACCACCAAAGAAGAAATAATGAATAGAAGCGTAGGTAAGTGGAAACTTCCACAACCAACAGATTTAAAAGATGAAGAACAGAAAGAGTGGATACAAATACCACGCATAGCAAGGATAGTTCCTTTTGGCTATGAGGTTAATAAAGAAGATTCTAAATTACTTGACCCTATACCTTTTGAGTTGGAAGCTATAGAAGTTGCTAGGCAATACGTGAAACAATATTCGTATAGACAAGTAGCTAATTGGATTACAACTAAAACAGGAAGAGATATATCTCACGTAGGATTAAGAAAAAGATTAATGAATGAACGACAACGTAAGAACAAAGCTAGAACTCTCAAGTCATGGACTGAGTGGGCAGAAAAGGCGATACAAAAAGCGAAAGCCTACGAAGAAGAAAGAACGGGTGCAAAAGCCTAGTATCGTTGAAGATATTGAGCCAGTACCTATTGAAGAACAAAACGTAGTCTTTAGACCTAACGAAGGTCCTCAAACAGAGTTTCTTGCATCACCTGAAAGAGAAGTTCTTTATGGTGGTTCTGCAGGTGGGGGTAAAAGTTATGCTATGTTAGCAGACCCACTGCGTTACATGAATCATCCACAGTTTAGTGGATTATTGCTTAGACATACAACAGAGGAGTTAAGAGAACTCGTTTGGAAGTCTAGAGAGTTATACCCTCAAATATACAAGGGTATAAAGTGGTCAGAAAGAAAGATGCAATGGGTAGCTCCATCAGGTGCAAGACTGTGGATGTCATACCTAGACCGAGATGATGATGTATTAAGATATCAAGGTTTAGCTTTTAGTTGGATAGGCTTTGACGAATTAACACAGTGGTCAACACCATTTGCTTGGAACTATATGCGATCAAGACTTCGTTCTACTGCTCCAGACTTACCAGTCTACATGAGAGCAACAACTAACCCAGGAGGTCCGGGTCATCAATGGGTTAAGAAAATGTTTATTGATCCAGCACCATACGGAAGAGCATTTGATGCCACAAATATTGAAACAGGAAAAGTTCTCAAATACCCTGATGGGCATAGTAAAGCAGGCGAGTCTCTCTTTAAAAGAAGATTCATACCTGCTAGATTATCTGATAATCCATATCTCTCAAGTCAAGGAGACTACGAAGCGATGCTTCTTTCCCTCCCTGAACACCAACGTAAACAGTTGCTTGAAGGTGATTGGGATATTAAAGAAGGTGCTGCTTTTACTGAGTTTAATAGGGATATTCACGTTATTGAACCTTTTGACATTCCAAGAAATTGGGTCAAGTTTCGTGCTTGTGATTATGGCTATGGTTCTTATAGTGCTGTGTTGTGGTTTGCTGTTAGTCCAGATGAGCAACTTATACTGTATAGAGAGTTGTATGTTTCTAAAGTCCTTGCCACAGATTTGGCAGAAAGAGTACTAGACTTAGAATCAGAAGATGGTAATATAAAGTACGGTGTACTTGATAGTTCTCTTTGGCATAAACGTGGTGACACAGGTCCTTCACTTGCTGAACAAATGATTTCAAGAGGATGTCGTTGGAGACCATCAGATAGAAGCAAGGGAAGTCGTGTGGCTGGAAAGAATGAATTACATAGAAGGTTGCAAGTAGATGAGTTTACCGAGCAACCTAGAATGGTGTTCTTTAATACTTGTATGAATACAATAGCACAGATACCTGCTATACCTCTAGATAAAAAGAATCCTGAAGACGTGGATACTAGAGCAGAAGACCATATCTATGACGCTTTAAGATATGGTATTATGTCAAGACCTAGATTTAGTATATTTGACTATGATCCTATGGGCAGACCAAAAAGTAGTATGCCTATAGCAGACGCAACATTTGGATATTAATATGGCAGAAGAAGATATTTTATTAGAAGAAGAAGAAGCAATAGCTTTAAATGATATAAAAGAAAACGATACTGAAGACGATGCTTCAGCTTCTAAATTAGCAGACTATGTTCTGATGAAGTTTAAAAAGTCAGAAGACTACAGATACGAAGATGAATTAAGATGGACTAGAGCTTACAGAAACTATAGAGGAATCTATGGTCCTGATGTTCAGTTTACAGAAGCAGAAAAATCTAGAGTATTTATAAAAATAACTAAAACAAAAACATTAGCTGCCTATGGTCAAATAGTTGATGTTTTGTTTGCAGGAAATAAATTTCCCATCAGCATAGAACCTACAACATTACCTGAAGGAGTAGCAAAAGATGTTAACTTTGATCCGAAAAAACCTGAAGAAATTCGTGGAGAGTCTTCTATATCTTCCCCTTATGGTTTCAATGGCGATGGCATGGAACTACCTAAAGGCTCTACTGAAAAGAGTTTACTTGAAAAGCTTGGACCTTTGCAAGATGATTTGGGAAAAATTAAAAACCTTGAAGAAGGTGTGGGCGAAACTCCAACTGCGATTACGTTTAGTCCTGCGATGGTTGCAGCGAAAAGTATGGAAAAGAAAATAGCTGACCAATTAGAAGAGTCAGGAGCAACTAAACATTTAAGAAGCACTGCATTTGAAATGTCATTGTTTGGAACTGGGGTTATGAAAGGACCTTTTGCTCTTGATAAAGAATATCCTAATTGGGATGGTGAAGGAAAATACAATCCTATATTTAAGACAACACCACAAGTATCTCATGTATCAGTATGGAACTTTTATCCAGACCCTGATTCTACAAATATAGACCAAGCACAGTACGTAATTGAGAGACATAAGATGTCAAGAACAGAATTACGTTCATTAAAACGTAGACCATTTTTTAGAGAGAATGTTATTGAAAGTGTTATTGAAGATGGAGAGAACTACGTAAAGAAATATTGGGAAGATGATTTAACAGATTATAATCAAGAAAACTATGTAGAGAGATTTGAAGTATTTGAATATTGGGGTATGATAGATACTGCAATGTTATTAGAACAAGAAGTAGACATACCAAAAGAACTACAAGAGTTTGACGAACTACAAGCTAACATATGGGTTTGTGGTGGTAGTGTTTTAAGAGCAGTATTAAATCCATTTAAACCTGCGAAGATACCTTACATGGCAGCACCCTATGAGTTAAATCCATATTCTTTCTTTGGTGTAGGTCTTGCAGAAAACATGGATGACACACAAACATTGATGAATGGTTTTATGAGAATGGCTGTAGATAATGCTGTGCTATCAGGTAATCTTTTGATAGAAGTAGATGAAACTAACTTAGTTCCTGGACAAGACTTATCAGTATATCCGGGAAAGATATTTAGAAGACAAGGTGGAGCACCGGGTCAAGCTATATTTGGAACTAAGTTTCCTAACGTATCAAATGAAAATATGCAGTTGTTTGATAAAGCAAGAGTATTAGCAGACGAGAGTACAGGCTTTCCGTCTTTTGCTCACGGACAAACAGGTGTCATGGGTGTAGGTAGAACTGCATCAGGAATATCTATGTTGATGAATGCTGCAAGTGGCAGTATTAAAACAGTAATAAAAAATATAGATGACTATTTATTAAAACCTTTAGGTGAAGGTTTATTTAGATTTAATATGCAATTTGACTTTGATCCTGAAATAAGAGGTGATCTAGAGGTCAAAGCAAGAGGAACAGAAAGTCTAATGGCTAACGAAGTTAGATCACAAAGACTTATGCAGTTCTTACAAACTGCTTCTAATCCAGCACTTGCTCCATTTGCTAAGTTTAACTTTATCATTCGTGAGATAGCTAAAGCTATGGACTTAGACCCTGATAAGGTTACTAATAATATGGATGAAGCTGCTAGACAAGCAGAACTACTAAAAGAATTTAGAGGGGATATGCCACAACAACAAGCTCCTGCGGGTTTAAATCCAAACGACCCAACAGGCGTAGGAGGTGGAACGATAGGTACAGGACAAGCTCCTATACCTGGAGAACAAGGATTTTCAGGAGTAGCACAAGGTGGACAAGCAAATACTCAGCAACCTCAAGCAGGTGGTCAGTCACCAACACCATCTGAATAAATACATTGATGTGTTGATAGATCAACAACACAAAACAATGGAACAAACAAATGATATGGCTATTATACATAGATGTCAAGGCTCAATAGCTATATTGCGTAGACTAAAATTATTAAGGGATGAAGTCAATGGCAAAGAAAAAAACTGATAATGAAATAGCTATGGCAGTAAAGCCAAAAGCTAGACCCGTAGAAAACATGAAAAAACTCTTTGAGGAAGCAAAAGACCCAAACATAATGGGATATAATGAGTCCCTAGTAGAGTTTAAAGAAGATGAAGATAAAGCTTTAGACAATCCAAGAAATTTATTTTACCCTCCAAGTGAAGCTGATGCTGAAGATATTAAAAGAGCAAAGCTGATAGATAAAATAAGAGGAGATAAAGTAGAAGTTAAATTAGATGATATTAAAGTAGCCAAAGGTGGTGCTATGCCTAAACAGATGGAAATGTTTGAAGATGGTGGATTAAAAGATGAAGGTGGAGAAGTAGACGAAGAATCAGGTAACGAAGTACCACCAGGCTCTACAAAAGAAGAAGTAAGAGATGATATACCAGCTAGACTAAGTGAAGGCGAGTTTGTTTTTCCTGCCGATGTTGTAAGATATCTAGGTTTAGATTTTCTGATGAGACTAAGACAAAAAGCAAAGGCAGGATTACAAAGAATGGAAGACATGGGTCAGATGGGTAATTCAGATGAAGCAACACTTCCAGATGATATACCGTTTACTATAGAAGACCTAGAGATGGAAGATGATCCAATAGAGATGCAAGTTGGTGGTGTTGTAACTAATCCTCTAGGCAATCCAACAAATATGCCTAATCAAGTTACAACTATGAATACACCTAATGTATATAATCCTAGTATGGGTCAGATGTATACTCCAGGTGGTGTCACTCCATATGCTCCAGCTTCTTTTAAATCATTACTGCCACAGTCAAACTTAGGGCAAGTAAAAACTGAAAATAGAAAATATAAAAAAGGTAGTCAAGTAAGATTTGTTCCTTTTATTGTGGGAACAGGTCAGCCTTTAAATCCTGCACAGTTAGCACAATTAGAGGCAGATGGATTTAAACTTGACACGGGAACAATTAGTCCAACAGAAACTAAAACAAAAGTAGAAACTACTAAAGTAAAACCAACAGACACTTCAAGTGGAGATGATAGTGGTACTACTACTACTTTAGGTGCAACTTTAGCGATAGGTGGAGACAAAGACCCTAACAAACCAGGATTACAAACAGGTTCTACAACATTTGAAATAGGATATAACGTTCCGGGAAGATTGCCTGGAATAGCAAGTATAGCTGCTTTGCCGGGAATACTAGGAGGAAAAGCACCCAAGGGGACTACTGTAGATTTTAAAAAAGGCAATATAACTAAAACTGTATCCTACGAGGACTTTCTTAAAATAAAGAATGATGTAACAGGACAATTTGCAAAAGATTTCGTAAGTAGAGTTAATGATTTAGATAAACTAAGTAAAAACCAAATTATATTTGATCCTGAAGTAGGATATAAAGACACGATTAAAAATGAGACATTAACATATGAACAAATAACTGATCCTAGAAATGGACTAGGAAAAGACATAGCTGATAGATTAGAAAAAGAAACAAGAGATAGGTCTTTCTTAGGTTTTGATGTTAGCACATCTGCAACAGATGCCTATAATAAATTATCTGATTCTGAGAAATCTGCTTACAATGACTATGTAACTGAGTCAGAAGAACAAGAAGAAACAAGAGATACAGGATTCACTTCAACAGCACCTAGTTTAAGTGATATTGGAAGAGATGATGATCCTGGTCCTGATGATGATGCACCTGATCCAAGTGATAGCATGGATGCCGCGGCAGCAGGTGGAGCAGACAGTTTTGGCTTATTTAACCAAGGTGGACTACTAAAAAGAAAACCTAAAGTTAAGAAGATGAAGCGAGGTGGATTAGCTTCAAGATAATAATCCACATACACATTTGAGCAAGATTGAGAAAGTACTGATGACGTGTCAGGGTCTTGCTCAAATACTAGCTACTTATCCCCCAAAAGATGGCTACGATAACCCTAGGAGAAAGAAATGGCTGAACAAGCACAAGAAATGGTGGTAGATGCTACACCAAAGAAAACAGCATTTGTAGCGAAACCTTCTACTCATGAAGACAGAATTAAAAAAGATGAGGAGGAGTTAGAAAAGCTAAAGAAAGAAGCACTTGGCGAAACCGAGGAAACCACCGAAGAAACTAAAGAAGAAGTGGTAGAGGAAAAAGAAGAAGAACCAAAGAGTGCTGAAGAAAAAACTTTCAAGAAAAGATATGGAGATTTACGTAGACACTCCCAAGAAAAAGAAAGAGAGTTTCAAAAGCAGTTGGATGACTTAAAATCTCAGCTAGAAAAAGCAACTAAGAAAGAGATTAAACTTCCTAAGACTGAGAAAGAATTAGAAGAGTGGGCAAAAGAATACCCAGATGTAGCAAAGATTGTAGAGACAATAGCTATTAAAAAAGCTAAAGAACAATCTGAAGTTATAGAGCAAAGACTAAAAGAAATAGATGAACTTAATGCAAAGACTACTAAAGAAAGAGCAGAGGTA